ATACGAACTGACGCTGGCGGCTAAACCTTGGATTGACAAGAATCGTCCAAACTACGCAAAAGAATGGTTTTGAAATGGAAAATCTAAACACTGACACCCAGGCCGTTGAGGTGATGGACCTGGACGAGCTGCAGGGCATCATCAACATGGAGCTGACCGATGCAGTCAGCTACATTGACACTGACCTGAGTCCAATTCGAGCCAAGGGTACTGAGTATTACCGTGGCGATTTGTTCGGCACCGAGGAAGAGGGACGCAGCCAGGTGGTGGCTATGGAGGTGCGCGATACCGTATCAGCCATGATGCCAAGCCTTATGCGGATATTCTTCAGTTCAGAGAACACTGTCGAGTTTGTGCCTACGGGACCAGAGGACGTTGCCAATGCACAGCAGGCCACTGATTACTGCAACTTCATCTTCAACTCTGACAACAACGGTTTCCTGACTACTTACGCCACCTTCAAGGACAGCCTGGTGCGGAAGTGCGGGATTATGAAGTGCTGGTGGGAGGAGGACGAAACTGTACGGATTGAGGAGTACTCAGGGCTGGATGACCAGACGCTGCAGATTTTGATGCAAGAGCAGACTGATGTGATGGTGATGAACACCTACCCTGACCAGATGATGGGTCAGTTGCACGATGTCCAGATCAAGCGCAAGATCAAGGGTGGACGGGTGCGGATTATGTCCGTGCCGCCCGAGGAACTGCTGCTGGACCGCCGAGCCAGGTCATTTGATGACTCAGCCATCATTGCCCACCGCCAGATGGCGACAGTGGCGCAACTGATTGAGTTGGGCTACGACGAGGACGAGGTGCGGGAGAACACCACCAGCAGCGACTTGGACACGAACGAAGAGTACCTGGCGCGTCAGCCTGTGAGCGCGTTTGGTGTGTCTGTAGAGAGCGCCAATCCCATGATGGAAAGGGTGCTGTACGTTGAGGCGTACCTGCGGATTGACTACGACATGGACGGGATACCCGAGCTGCGGAAAATCTGCTGTATCGGCAGCGGCTACAAGATTAAGCGGAACCTGCCAGCAAGCTACATTCCGTTCATTGATTTCCCCTGTGACCCCGAGCCACACACTTCACCCTTGGAGGCCATGTCCATCTTTGACATCACGCATGACCTGCAAGAGATCAAGAGCGAGATTCTCAGGAATACCTTGGACAGCTTGGCGCAATCCATCCACCCAAGGACTGCCATTGTGGAGGGTCAAGTCAACATTGAGGATGTCCTGAACAACGAGACAGGCGCCATCATTAGGATGAGGGCGCCCGGCATGGTGCAGCCGTTCAGTACGCCATTTGTTGGACAGGCAGCATTCCCGATGCTGGACTACATGGACCAACTGCGTGAGGATCGTACTGGCATGAGCAAGGCGGCTATGGGCCTGAACGCTGACGCCTTGCAGTCCAGCACCAAGGCGGCAGTGGCAGCAACTATCTCAGCCAGCCAAGGCCGCATTGAGTTGATCAGCCGCATCATGGCAGAGGGCATGAAGAAGCTGTTCAAGAGCATCTTGTTCTTGGTGACCACCCACCAGGACAAGGCTCGCATGGTGCGCCTGCGGAATGAGTTTGTGCAGATTGACCCCCGAGCCTGGGACGCTGCAATGGACTGCTCCATCAATATTGGCATGGGCAACGGAGACACCAACGAGCGCGTGGCGGCACTGATGCAGATCAGCGCCAAGCAGCAAGAAGTGCTGACACAGCTTGGTGTGGTGAATCCATTGGTAACGCCAGCACAGTACAGCAGCACCTTGCGGAAGATTGTGGAGCTGAACGGCTTCAAAGACCCTAGCCAGTTCTTTAACCAGATACCCGCCGACTACCAGCCGCCAGCACCACCCGCACCCAAGCCAACACCAGAGGAGATGCTGGCGCAGGTGCAGGCTCAGAGCATCCAGGCCGACATCCAGAAGAAGGCAGCAGAACTTGAACTCAGCCGCCAGAAGATGGTGATGGACGATGACTTTGCGCGAGACAAGATGTACCAAGAGATGGCTCTGAAGAAGTACGAGCTGGAGCTGAAGTACAACACCCAAATCAGTACGGCTGAGATTACGGCTCAACAGAATATTGACCGTGAGATGCTTAAACAACAACAACTAGGAACCTTTCAATGACCGAGGAAGACATCATCCGCAAGGGCAACAAGTCAGAGCTACTGCTCCAAGACGAGGTTTTTACCAATGCCCTGCAACAGCTTCAAGATATCCAGGTTTACAAGTGGAAGTCTAGCCTTCCCGATGAATCTGCAAAACGTGAGCAAGCGTGGGCGATGCTGCAAAGCATTGATATGTTGAAAACTGAGCTGAAGAAGATGATCGACAACGGTTGGGTGGAGCGTAAGAAATTGGAACGCACCCGTAAATGAAAGGAACTGAAACATGGATAACCTAAATATTGCTAACGCAGCAAGTGCGATTGACGCGATGTTGCCATCGGAAGGTGGGGACCAACAGGACGTTGAGTTGCAGGAAGAGTTGACGCAAGTTGACTCAGCGGCTCCAGAGGAGGAATTGCAAGACTCCGATGGGGAACAGCCTGATGAGGATGAGGCCGAGGAGGAGGAGGACAAGCCACCAGTATTCACCGTCAAAGTTGACGGCAAGAATGTCGAGGTCACGCTTGAAGAACTCCAAAAGGGCTACAGCCGAGAAGCAGACTACACCCGCAAGACTCAGCAAGTGTCCGAGGAACGAAGGGCGTTCCAGGCAGAGGCTGAACTTGTGCGGACGGAGCGCCAGCAGTATTCCCAGTTATTGGGGTCACTCCAGGCGCAACTTCAGCAAAACGCTGCACCTAAACTTGATATGGATCGTCTTTACAGTGAAGACCCAATCGAGTGGGTGAGGCAAAAGGAACTTGCAAGAGATGCCGAGAAAGTACACGCAGCTATTCAGTCTGAAAGGCAGCGACTCTCTCACATCCAAGCGCAAGAGCAATACCAGTCTATGCAGGCACACCTCGCACAACAGCAAGATGCCATGCTAAAAGCCATCCCTGAGTGGAGCAATCCAGACAAGGCCAAGGCTGAAAAGACGTTGCTGATTGAGTGGGGGCAAAAGCTAGGCTTTTCCTCTGACGAGCTGAAGAATATTTTTGACCACCGTGCTGTCGTTGCGCTGCGTAAGGCTGCGCTGTACGACCAGATGATGACCAAGAGGGGCAACATCAGGCCAGCGGTCAACAATGGGCCTAAACCCGCCAAGCCAGGTGCAGCGGGGAGAATGGACAACGTAACTGATGCTAGAAGGTCTCAACAACGTCTTGCTAAAACTGGTCGCGTCAACGATGCGGCTTCCGCAATTGAACATCTTTTGAGGTAATTCAAAATGGCTATCGTAAGCAACACATTCACCACATACTCTGCCAAGGGTATCCGTGAAAATCTCAGCAACATCATCTACAACATCTCACCAGAGGAGACGCCTTTCCAATCCAACATTGGAAAAGACAGTGTGCAAAACACGCTGTACGAGTGGCAGACCGATGCACTCCAAGCTGCGGCAACCAATGCCCAGCTTGAGGGTGATGACATTGGAACCTACGACCCTGTAACCGCAACGGTGCGGATGCAGAACTACTGCCAGATCAGCCGCAAAACGGTTGTGCTGTCCAACACCGAGGAAGTTGTCAACAAGGCTGGACGTAAGTCTGAGTTGGCCTACCAGTTGGCTAAGAAGGGCGCTGAGTTGAAGCGTGATATGGAATTGGTGATGGTCCAGAGCCAAGTCGCAAGTGCAGGTAGCACCAGTGCTGCCCGTACTACCGGCTCTGTCCTGGCCTTCATCAAGACCAACACTGATACAACTGGCACTGACCCGTCTTACACAACGCTGCCAAACAGCTTGCGTACCGATGGTACTGTTCGGACCTTTACTGAAACCATTCTCAAGAATGTGATTCAAAAGACCTGGACCTCTGGCGGTACACCGAAAATCCTGATGACAGGCCCGGTCAACAAGCAGCGCGTTAGCGGATTTGCAGGTATTGCTGCAACCCGCTACAACATCGAAGGCGGCGCTAAACCCGCCACCATCGTTGGTGCTGCTGATGTCTACGTCAGCGACTTTGGCAATGTGACGGTGGTGGCGAATCGGTTCCAACGCGAGCGTGATGCGCTGGTGCTGGACCCTGAGTACGCCTCTGTTGCCTACCTGCGTCCTTTCCAGCAGATGGAACTGGCAAAGACGGGTGACGCTGAGAAGCGGCTGCTGATTGTTGAGTACGGCCTGAAGATCACCAGTGAGAATGCTCACGGTCTTGCTGCCGACTTGGTAACGTCCTAAACGGAGGGGTGGGCCAGGGAAACTTGGTCCACCTTCAAAATATGGAAACACGAATCTTTGATAAAGACGAGACAACAGGCATCACCAGGCTCTGGCACTACAACCCATTGACTGATGAGGCAACCATTGAGACTCAGCAGGATGTCTCCAATGTGGTGGAAGAGAACAAGGACCAGTTCAACGCCACAGACAACAAGGCCAACTGGACAGGCGAGTGGCACAAGGTGGCAAGCATTCCACTAAACATTTACTACGAGCTGCAGGCCAGCGGCAAGATTACAGATCAAGCCTACATGAAACGCTGGCTCAATGACCCCGACAACAGATTCTTCAGAACACGACCAGGACAAGTATGACAATTATTGCGGTTTGCACTCCAGCGCGTGACATGGTTCACACCCAGTACGCCTATTGCTTGGTCAATATGGTGGCCTATCACGCCTGCAACACCGATGACCGCATTGACCTGAAAATCATGCAAGGTACGCTGATTCAGAATCAACGCGCAGAGCTGGCGCTGGACGCGATGCGCGAGGGTTGCAGCCACATCCTGTTTATTGACTCTGACATGACCTTCCCGCAGGACATGATTCAGCGGCTGATGGCGCATGACCTTGACATCGTGGCAACCAACTGCGCCAGACGCAGGATGCCGACAGGCCCAACTGCCAAGGTTGGCAACAAGCTAATCTACAGCACCTTGGATGACCACGGTCTGCAGGAGGTGGACACCATTGGCATGGGCGTTATGCTGATCAAGGCAGACGTCTTCAAGAAGATGTCCGAGCCTTGGTTTGAGACTCCCTGGCGCAATGACAAGCGTGGCTACGTTGGTGAGGATGTCTTCTTCTGCCTGAAGGCTAAAGAGATTGGGTATAAAATCTACATTGATCACGATGTCTCCCGCGAAATAGGCCACATTGGCACCTTTGAATTTCGGCATGAGCACACATGGGTGGTCAAGGATTTGCAGGACAAGGAGGCGTAAATGGCTCTCACGACCTACACCGAGCTAAAAGCATCAGTTGCGGATTGGCTCAATAGATCAGACCTGACAGCGGCAATTGCCGACTTCATCAGCCTCGCCGAGGCTCAGATGGAGCGTGTCCTACGCACCCGGCAGATGATTGTTCGCTCCAATGCATCCTTCAATGTAGAGTTTGGGGCAACGCCAAACGACTTTCTTGAAGTCAGGACATTCAAACTCTCAGGCACCAACCCACCCACTCCATTGACATTCTTGACCATTGACGCAATGGACCAGGAGTCTTTTAGGCTCAGTGCAAGTGGTAAGCCAAGATTCTTCACTGTGGTCGGTGGTCAGTTTAGGCTGGCTCCTACACCTGATACAAACTACGCAACTGAGCTGACTTACTACGCAAAACTTAGCAAGTTGTCTAGCTCAGTTGCCACCAACTTTATCCTAGACTCTAGCCCAGACGCCTACCTCTACGGCAGTCTGCTGCAGGCCGCACCGTACCTGCAGGACGACAACAGAATTCCTGTGTGGGCTGGTCTATACGAACGTGCATTGACTGATTTACAAGCATCTGATGACCGCGCGTCAACCTCTGGCGGCGCACTGTTAACCCGTGCCAGAACTTTGGGATAGAACATGATTGTGACAACAACAAAGGGCGATATGGATGACTCCTTGCTGGACAAGCGCGAGGGGTCTTTGGACAACAGCAATGAGTCAACCAACTGGGTTGAGTATTGGCATGATGGCGAGTTGGTGCATCGTTCTGTCAACATGGTGCTGAAGCAGGGCATTTTTGCCCAAGGCGAAACGCAACAAATTTAAGGAGAAATCAATTGGCTAACACTCAAGCAATGACTACCAGTTTTAAGGGCGAATTGCTGGTCGGGCATCACAACTTTGGCACTGGCGTAACCCGTGGCTCGACTGCTGCCGACACATTCAAGGCTGCGCTGTACCTGGCCTCTGCTACTGTCAATGCAAGCACCACAGCCTACAGTGCCACCAACGAGGTGTCAGGCACTAACTACACTGCAGGTGGTGTGACTGTGACCTTTGGCACTGCGCCAAGCACCAGCGGGACAACTGCTTTTGTTACCCCAAGCGCCAGCATTTCATACACGACTGTAACCTTGTCCACAGCGTTTGATGCGGTCCTGATTTACAACAGCACCCAGAGTAACAAGGCAGTCAGCGTCCACACCTTTGGCAGTCAGACAGTAACCGCTGGGACGTTCACTCTGACCATGCCCACCAATGATGCAAGCACTGGCCTGATCAGGCTGGCATAACAGGGGGCAGCATGGCTGCTTATGGAACAGGCTACTACGGGCTTGGCGTCTATGGCATTGGCAATGTTGTCATCAGCGGCAACACGGCTACTGGTAATGTTGGTACGTTGCTGGCAAACATATCTGTCCAAGAGGACGGGACTTTTGCCACAGGCAATGTTGGTACAGTAACACCCGCATTTCCGGTTGCCATAACGGGCAACTCGACTGCAGGTGCGCTGGGGTTAATAACGCCATCAGCGGCCCAGGCTGTGACAGGCAATGCGGCAACCCTGGCGGTTGGCAGTGTTGGTCACAGCAAGACGTTTGCGATTAGTGGTAACCAGGCTGCGGGTGCGGTTGGCTCTACTGGTGCTGGGGTGAGCAGTGCTGTGACAGGCAATGCGGCAACGGGTGCTGTGCAGGCAATGCCAACTTCAGTTCTGGTGTTCCAAGCCATCACGGGCAACGGCGCAACAGGCAGTGTTGGAAGTGTTGGCCCTAGCAAAGCGTTTGCAATTAGTGGGAATGAAGCCACTGGGTCAGTTGGCATCATCTTTGGATTTGGTTGGGGTGCTATTCCCAACACGGCAGAAACGTACACCGCAATTAGCGACACCGCAGAGACTTGGACTGCAATCGTAGATAATTCCGAAACTTGGACACCTGTTTGATAGGAGCAAAAAAATGGCTGATACCACCACAACAAATCTACTGCTGACAAAGCCAGAGGTAGGTGCCTCAACCGACACCTGGGGCACCAAGGTCAATACGGATTTAGACTTGATTGATGCACTGTTCGATGCAGGCCCAGTTCTCAAAGTAGCCAAGGGAGGCACTGGTCTGACCACGCTTACAGCCAACAATGTCATCTTGGGCAACGGCACATCATCACCCACCTTTGTGGCCCCCGGAACAAATGGCAACGTGCTGAAGAGCAACGGTACAACTTGGACAAGTGCTGCTGCTGGTGGTGCTTCATTATCTGGTGTCACTGATTCAGCCTCGCCTTTTGAGACTGCCTTGGGTTACCAAGCGGGTAACGTCACCACGGGTATAAACAATACTTGGATTGGTTATCAGGCTGGTTTGCTTACAACGTCAGGCGTAAACAACACTGCTGTTGGCAATATCGCATTAACTTCAAACACCACAGGTGAAAGCAACACAGCAATTGGTAATCGTGCTTTATTTGCGAACACTACTGGCCAGTCCAACACAGCTATCGGCGATTTTACTCTTAACGCCAACACTACAGGAGGTTTTAACACTGGTGTTGGTCAAGACGCTCTTAATGGTAACACTACAGGTGGAAGTAATACTGCTACTGGGTATAAAGCGTTGCGCGTAAATACTACTGGCACTAATAACGTAGCATTTGGTTGGTCAGCGTTGGTCGCCAACACCACCGCCTCAGACAACACAGCAGTGGGTTATAAAGCATTAACGGCAAATACTACTGGTAGTAGTAATGTGGCTATGGGAGTTGAATCAATTAATGCAAATACAACAGGTACAAATAACGTAGGCATAGGGGTTCGTGCTTTAAAGTCAAACACAACATTTGCAAGCAATACTGCGGTAGGTTATGAAGCACTAAGAGATAATGATGCCCCTAGAAATTCAGCTTTTGGAAAACAGTGTTTACCTTCAAGCACTACTGGAATTAATCAAACTGGATTTGGCGATAGTGCTTTATTTAGCTGCACAACTGGTACTTTAAATTCTGGTTTTGGTAGGCAAGCTCTTGTATTTGTAACTACTGGAAGTTGTAATACTGCGCTTGGCACTGATTCTTTATATGGTGTAACTACTGGTTCGGGAAATTTGGGATTGGGTGCGCTTACTGCCGCAGAAGCTAGGTCTCCAGTTTTTGTTATAACTACTGAAGACAACAGAATTTCTATGGGTAGCACAGCAGTCACTAATGCGTATGTGCAAGTTGCTTGGACAGTAGTGTCTGATGCAAGAGATAAGATGAATTTTGCTTCAGTGCCGCATGGGTTGAATTTTGTTAAACAACTTAATCCAATTCAATATCAATTCAGAGAATCTCGTGAGTCTAATGTGCCACATGGCCCTGTTAGATATGGATTTAAAGCCCAAGATATTCAGGCTTTAGAGGGAAGTAGTCCTGTCATCATTGATGCAGAAAACAGCGAGAAACTCCGATATAACGGAGAGTCACTTGTGCCTGTTTTAGTCAAAGCCATCCAAGAATTGTCTGCAAAGGTTGATGCTTTGCAGGCGGAACTTAACCAACTTAAAGGAGCTTAACCATGATGGATACCCAAACCCCAGAGCAAATTGCTCAACACTACAAAGCCGCTATGGACAGCGTGAACCTCATCAACGGCGGCAAGCCTTCTTACATGAGCGACACCGCTTGGACGGACTGCTTAAATCGTAATAAAGAGCATCTGAACATCATGCTGGCTAAAGACTTCTGGACAACTGAAGACTTGACGCCTTTGCGTAATGCCGCCGCATAAAAACCATGACCGAGCTAGACATCCGGTTTACGAGCCATGAGGCCGTTTGTGCTGAGAGGTATGCACAGATCAATGCGCGGCTCAAGCGGCTGGAAGGCGTGATTATGAAGACTACGGGTGTCTTGATCGTCTCCATGTCTGCCATCGTCTACGCATCTCTGACCTTTGGACGATGAAGTGGACTTATTTGAAGTCCTGTCCAAGTCATGGCCCATCCTGCTGGCGATCATCACGCTGATCATCGTGCTGGCAAAACTCGACTTGCGGGTAGCTGTTCTGGAAGAGAAGATCAAAACGCTGTTTGAGATGTGGAACAGGCGGGACAAATGATTGATCCGCTAACCGCCTTCGCTGTAGCCCAGGGAGCCATCAAAGGGATACAAGCTGCCATCAAGATGGGTAAGGACATCAATGGCATCAGTGGCGACTTAATGAAGTTCTTCGAGGCGAAGGACGTTATCGCCAAGGAGTCAGTCAAGAAAAAGCCAAAGGGCTTTGGCAAGAGCGATACGGCAGTGGCGTTTGAGACGGTGATGCAACTCAAGCAGCTCCAAGACGCAGAGAACGAGCTGAAGCAGATGCTGATATGGTCAGGCAACGACGATGTTTGGAACGCACTGATGCTGGAGCGCAACCGCATGGTGGCTGAACGCAAGAAGGCAGAAGCAGAGAAGGCTCAGGCCAAGGCACTGAGGGCAGCAGAGATTAACGACATCCTGACCTTTGGCCTGTGGGCTGCATTGGTGGCTGTAGTGATTGGTTTAACTGCCTGGTTCACCTGGCAACTTGTGGGGGACACATGACGGACGATAAAGGCGCATTGATTGAAAAGGCCACATTTGCAATACTGCCACTGCTGTTTAGCTGCGTTGTGTATCTGATGTCGGCTCTGTCAAATCTCAGCCATGAGGTGACTATTCTCAATAGCAAGATCAGCTTGGTGGTAACCAGTGACAACAAGCAAGCCAGCAACTCAGGCGCTGAGTTGGCAAGGGAAAAGCTGAGACAAGACTTGGAAAAAGAAATCCAAAAGAACCGAGATGACATCATGCACAACAGACAAGAGATTGCCGTGATCAATACCAAGCTGGAGAAGAAGTAATGGACTGGCTCAAACAAATTGCACCGACTATCGCCACTGCTCTTGGCGGTCCCCTGGCAGGCATGGCGGTAAGCGCCATCTCCAAGGCCATTGGCGTGGACCCCGAGAAGGTTGGCGACATGATCAGCAGCAACAAGCTGACGGCAGATCAGATTGCAATGGTGAAGATTGCTGAGATTGAGTTGCAGAAGCAAGCGCAGGAGCTTGGCCTCAACTTTGAGAAGCTGGAGGTGGAGGATAGGAAATCCGCAAGGGATATGCAGTCAGCCACTAGGTCCAAGATGCCGCCAATACTTGCTGGTGCCGTGACACTTGGATTCTTCAGCATCATGGTGATGATGTTCTTCAACCAGATTGACTCCAACAACCCCGCCATCCTGATGATGCTGGGGTCACTCGGTACAGCCTGGACTGGCATCATTGCTTACTATTTCGGCAGTTCTGCTGGAAGTCAAGCCAAGACAGATTTACTTTCAAAGAGGTGACTATGAAACCAGGACTCTACGCAAACATCAACGCCAAGCAAGAACGAATCAAGGCTGGCTCCAAGGAAAAGATGAACAAGGTCGGCAGCAAGGCAGCGCCTAGCGCCAAGGACTTCAAGCAAGCCGCCAAGACAGCCAAGAAGAAATGAAGACTCCAGCTTGGCAGCGCAAGGAAGGACAAAACCCCAAGGGTGGGTTGAATGCTGCTGGACGGGCGAGTCTCAAGGCGGCTGGGCAAAACATCAAGCCACCCGTCAAGTCTGGTGACAATCCTAGACGAGCCAGTTTCCTCGCACGGATGGGCGGCAACGATGGACCAGAGTACAAGGACGGTAAACCCACCCGGCTGCTGCTGAGTCTCAATGCTTGGGGTGCCAGCTCCAAGGCAGACGCCAAGGCCAAGGCCAAAGAAATATCAGCGAGGAACAAATGACACCTCACTTCACACTTGCTGAGTTGACCTGCACTGACCACCGCAGCTTGGACAACACGCCTAACGCACAGGAGTTGCTCAACCTCAAGAAGCTGGCTGAGTTCTTGGAGACAATGAAGACAGCACTTGGCGGCAAGCCTGTGATGATTAACTCAGCCTTCCGCAGCAAGGCAGTCAATGATGCCGTAGGCAGCAAGGACACCTCGCAGCATAGGCAAGGCTTGGCCTGTGACTTTAGGGTGCCTGGGATGACGCCAGACGCTGTGGTGAGGGCGCTGATTTCGGCTAAACTTCCCTTTGACCAAATCATCCGTGAATATGATTCTTGGACTCACATCAGCATTGCTGAAAAGCCAAGGGGTCAGGCTTTAATTATCGACAAGCAAGGTACTAGACAGTTTGTCTGAAAGATCAATATGCTGATGCCACTCAAGATACCAGCAGGCGTGTACCGCAACGGCACCGAGTACCAATCAATGGGTCGGTGGTTTGACGCTAACCTGGTGCGTTGGTTTGAGGGTACTCTTAGACCAGTTGGGGGTTGGCGCAAAAGGTCATCTAGCCAGGTTACAGGCAAGTGCAGGGGCATCATTAACTGGCGAGATGATGCAAACGAGCGATGGATTGTGGCTGGCACCAACACCAAGCTGTTTGTGATGGACCAGGGCGGGACGCTCAAGGACATCACCCCAACCACATTCACACCTGGAAATGCCGATGCGTCACTGCTAGTTGGCTATGGCTACAACAAATATGGCAACTTTGCCTATGGTGTAGCTAGGCCAGACACTGGCGAAATCATTAACGCTGCAACATGGTCAATGGACACTTGGGGCGAGTATTGGGTTGGCTGCTGCACTAGCGATGGTCAATTGCTTGAGTGGCAGCTAGGATTCACAACGCCAACGAAGGCCGTTGCATTAGTTAATGCACCCACAAGCTGCGCGGCGGTGATGACCACCTCTGAGCGTTTTGTCTTTGCTCTTGGTGCCAGCGGTAATCCTCGCCTAGTGGCATGGTCAGACCAGGAGGACAACACCACCTGGTCACCAGCCGCTAACAACCAAGCAGGCAGCTTTGAGCTGACAACTGTTGGCTCCATCTTGGCGGGTAAGCGGGTGCGAGGCGTCAATTTGATATTTACTGACGTTGATGTCCACACCAGCAGCTACATTGGTCAGCCGTTCGTCTTCTCATTTGAGAAGGCTGGCTCTGGCTGCGGCTTGATTGGACCCCAAGCTGTAGCGGCAATCGACACTGCCGCAATCTGGATGAGCAGGTCAGGCTTCTGGATTTACGATGGCTACGTCAAGCCACTGCCGAGTGACATTGGTGATTTCGTGTTCAGCAATATGAACTTTGAGCAGGCAAGTAAGGTGTACGCTGTCCACAACAGCAAGTTTGGTGAAATCTGGTGGTTCTACACCAGTTCAGCCAGCACAGAAAATGACTCCTACTGCATCTACAACTACCGCGAAAATCACTGGAGCCTGGGCACATTGTCTAGGTTGGCTGGTGTTGACAAGGGCGTCTTCAACAACCCGCTGATGGTCAGCTCTGATGGTTTTATCTACGAGCATGAGGTGGGCTTTGCCTATGACTCACAGACTATCTTTGCTGAGTCAGGTCCAGTGGAGATTGGCACTGGTGAGCAGATTATGCAAGTTCGCAAGGTGATACCTGACGAAAGCAACCTAGGTGATGTCAGCATCAGCTTTAGCAGCCGCCTCTACCCAACAGGGACAGAGACTAGCTTTGGCCCATTCACCAGTGCCAACCCGACAGACGCCAGGTTCTCAGGACGCCAGGTAAAGATGAAGGTGACAGCCGATACCCTGAGTGATTGGCGGGTGGGGGTGATGCGCCTAGATGCAGTGCCAGCCGGAAAACGCTGATGAAGGTTCCAACCCCACCGCAAACCTACACGCCAGTGGCAGAGGCTCAACGCAACCTTTTGCTGGAAAATGCTGACCGGCAAAACCGAAAGATCAATGCGGACGTTGAGATCAGTTCCAGCAGATTGATATTGACCTCACCAAATGGGACTAGATACAGTGTGGTGGTGAGTAACGCAGGAGCGTTATCGGCAACGGCACTATGACAGATATTGAGAGATTGAGGCCAGAGATTGAAAAAGCCTTAAAATATTCGTTGAACACTCACACATTTGAGGATGTCGTTGAGCTGGTCCAGCAAGCCAAGATGCAATTCTGGCCTGGACGGAATTCGGTGGTGGTTACGGAGATTGTTCTCCACCCACAGCAAAAATGCCTAAACTATTTTCTAGCAGCAGGCGTGATGGAAGAACTAGAACTGATGTCACCAATGATCGAGGCTTGGGGTAAGAGCCTTGGATGCACTCGCGTCACTTTAGCTGGACGTAAGGGATGGCAGAAGACTTTTCTGGCGAAGACAGGTTACACACCACAGTGGTGGATTATGAGCAAGGAGTTATAGCATGGCTGATATGTCAATCCAGAGCGCCTACGAGCGAGTCTTAGGCCGCACACCAAGTGCCGATGAAGTTGCCTACTGGCAGTCTACGTTTGGTAACAGCGTGGACCCTGTTGAACTGTCAACCTTCAGTGTGGCGGCTCAACCTGAACTCGCAGCGGCAGCGCCAACCAATACAGCCGTGCGGGATATGTACCAGCAAGTGCTGGGCAGAGCGCCTGACGCCTCTGGCTTGCAATACTTTGCGGAGCGTTTTGGAACGTCCATTGACCCCACTGAGTTGGGTATTTTCCAGAGCATGGCGGCTGAAGAAGTTGCTGCCAATGCAGCTAGGAATGCCGCACAACAAGCAGCAGCACAACAACAAGCAGCAGCGTTAGCAGCACAACAAGCAGCAGTAGAGACACAAGCACCAACGCAAGCTCAACTCCAAGCGGCAGCACAACAGGCAGAGGCAGCTAGAGCCGCAGCCACCACTACAACTGCTGCTACTGGGATGTCCATTGCAGACGCCTACCAACGAGTCTTAGGACGAGCGCCATCTGCCTCTGAAATTGCTTACTGGACATCTCAGTTTGGGTCTGACGTTGACCCTGTTGAACTGTCAACCTTCAGCGTAGCGGCTCAACCTGAACGAGCTGCTGTGCCAACAACGAATGATGCTATTCGGCAGATGTACCTATCAGTCTTGGGGCGTGAACCTGACGCATCGGGGCTTCAATACTTTGCTGACCGTTTCGGCACTGAAGTTGACGCCTCTGAACTCGGCATATTCAGAGGGATGGCAACGCAAGAAATCAACGCCAATGCAGCCAGAAACGCTGGCACTACGACAGGTACAGGCACTACTGCTGGCACTACGACAGGCACTACTGCTGGCACTACGACAGGTACAGGCACTACTGCTGGCACTACGACAGGTACAACCACCACTGGTACTGTCCAGCCCATCACCAGGCCAACAACACCAAGGCAAGTGACAGGCACCCAGCTTGCACCAGCGCGGGTAACCAACACAGCCATTACGGGTACGCCTTTCCGCAACATTTACACGCCATCGACGATGCAGCAGAATGCGCCTACTCTGGCGCAAATCAACGCTGCATCTCAGTCGGCTAACCCGTACCAGTCCCTGATGGCGCTGACGCCTCAACGAACCTTGTCACCAGCGTATGCAGCCCAGGCTGGACTGACAACCGCCAACACCAACCTTGGTGGCTTCAATTCAGCCGTGTACAACCCGGCAGCGACAACGACAACGACAGGGTTACTTGGCGGCGGGGCAACAGTAGAGCAACCGGGTAGTGCTGATATGTCAACTGGCACTGGTATGGCGGGGATCAACAACCAAGCAGCTTTGTCAGCAGCCCTATCCAATCTTGGGTTAGCAGGCTTGGGTCAAGGGTTAGCAACAAGTGTCGGAAACCAACTTGGTAGTTTGACAATGGCTGACATTTTGGGCGGGAACATTGCTGGTGTTAATACTGGTGGTTTTCCAGAAGGGTATATTGACCCAGGTGCCTACGAAGGCGGTCTTGGGTCTTCAGCGGGTATGGGTGGACTTACCGGACCTAATTATTCAGATTATGGTGGCATGGCTGGCGAAACTGGCGGCGGCGACACAATGGGTTTTGGTGGAGAGTATGCCAAGGGCGGCATGGTCAAAATGAAACCGCAAAAGTACAACCCACCTGGGCCAGACGATGGCTACGCAGCACTGGACAATGGCGAGTACGTCATCCGCAAGAGTGCAGTCAAGAAGTATGGCGCGAACATTTTCGAACAAATTAACGCAGGCAAGATTCCCGCCAAGCGTTTGAAATCTCTGTTGGAGTAACACCATGAGCAAAAGCGGCGGAAGCCAGACAGTCACCACACAAATTGATCCCACAATTAAAGCTGCCTACCTGCAGAACTTGCAGCAGGCGCAGGGCGTAGCCTCGGCGTTACCTGTCAGGGAGTTTGCTGACTTCAACCCCATCTACCGAGCTGGTGAGCAGCAGATGGTGAACACTGGTTTGGCGGGTCAAGGTCTTGGAACCACCAACCTTGCAGCCGAGTACGCCAACCAAGCGGCGCAGTTCAACCCTTACTACACAGGCGGCGTCAACGCTGGTCTGTCCAACCAGATTGGTGCTGTTGGCTACACGCCCACCGCTGTTACTGCTGCTCAAGCTCAGATGAGCAACATCAGCAACTACATGAACCCGTATACCAACCAAGTCATCACCAACAACCTGGCTGACATTGAGGGCGCACGGCAGGCGGCTGTACAGCAGATGGGTGAAGCTGCAACTAGGGCAAAAGCCTACGGCGGTACTCGCCAAGGTGTGGCTGAAGCTGCCACCAACAAGGCATACGCTGACAAGGCGGCTCAGATGTCAGCACAGCTACGCCAGCAAGGGTTTGACACCAGCGCCAACCTGATGCAGCAAGACCTGGCACGACAGCAGCAGGCTAACCTCCAAACAGCAGCACAAGGTACTGGTGCGGCTCAGTATGGTGCTGGTGCCATCAACGCTGCGATGGGCGGTAATGCAGCAGCGCAGAATGCTATGGCTCAGTTCAACGCTCAGTTGGCCCAGCAGTCTGACCTAGCTAACCAACAGGCTTACGCTGCCGCCAATGCACAGCGTCTTGGTGCGGCTGGACAGCTAGGCGCACTCGGAGCGCAGCAGCAGAACCTTGGTCTTGGTGGCGCACAGGCTGTCATGGGCGTAGGGTCAGCGCAACAACAAATGACCCAGCAGCAGTTGGATGCACTGCGCGGTATTGGATTAGAGAAGCTGGGCATTACTCAGCAGGCAATGTCCACTGCTTTGCCTAATGCTGGCGGTAGCCAAACAACACCAACCTACAAGAATCCATTGGCAAGCGCACTTGGTGCTGCCGGGTATGGTTACCAGCTTGGTGCTTTACCAGGCATGGCTGCAATTGGTGGTCCTGCTGGTGCTGCAATTGGTGGTCTTCTTGGACTTTTGAGCTAGGAGATAGACATGGCTGAATTCAATTTAGAGGGACTGCTTGGCAGCGCCTTTGGCGGTGGTGGCGGTAACGCATTGGACGAGTACCTGACGCCAGAGCAACGTGCTGCTATGCAGCGCAATGCCATGCTGGCAGCGTCTGCAGCCTTACTGAAGGCTGGTGGTGAAAGCACCCGGCGCATTGGCATTGGCGAGGCTCTAGGTGGCGCGTTTGAGGCAGGCCAAGCCGGGTACGAGAAAGCGCAGACGGGTGCCTTGACGCAGATGGGCATGAAGCAGAAGTTGGACGAGGCAAAGAAGGCAGCAGAGTTGAGAAAAATGATTTCAGGTGTATTTGCACCTCAAGCAGCTGGTGCAGAAATGCCACCAGCGCAAGCTGCCGCAAGGCCAATGAACCCCAATGCTGCTAAAGCTAACCAATACCGCCAAGCAGCACAAATGCTGAATATGGCTGGTCAGGGTGAGCAGGCCATGAAGTATGAAGACCTGGCCCTAAAACTTGATCCGACTAGTGCGCCATCAGACAAAGCCAAACTGTTGGCTGAACTTGGCTTGCCAATGACAAGGGAAAATCTCGAGTTGTTAGAGTCTGCGCCGAACGAGGTAAGGCTGCTAAAAGCTACCGGAACGCCAGTCACACTGCAAAATGTCATGCGGCTCAAGGCGTCTGGAGCGGCGTCAACAACCGTGAATATGCCACCGCAAGAAAAATCATTTGAGACAGGACTTGGAGCGGGGCAGTCCAAACAAGCTATCGACAGTAAGATAGCAGCACAAGGTGCAGCGGCAATTATAGAAACTAACCAAACTGGGCGCAATATTCTTAACTCGGGCGCAATCACAGGGACGGGGGCTAACTTTCTTGTTGGGTTTAACAACGCCCTTAAACAGGCTGGTATTGATGCTGGCTATGCAGACGCAGCAGCTAACTCTCAAGCCTATGCTGCCGCAATGGGCGCTAACGTGGGCCAGCTCATTAAGCAGTTTGGCGCGGGTACGGGCCTGTCCGATGCAGACCGTGAATTTGCTATGCAAATGGCCGGTGGAAAAATTACGCTTACTGAACAGGCGCTCCGAAAGATTCTTGACATCAACGATAAGGCGGCGGGTAAAGTTATCGACACCCACAACAAAACGTATGCCAACATAAAAACTAACATCCCACTCGCAGTAGAGAAGCCTGTTGGTGCAGCGCCGCCGCCCCCTCCGCCAGCGGCAAGTCAAATACCGGGAGGCGCACCAGCCGCAAACCTCAACCAGCAACGCCAAGAGGCAAATGCAGCGATTGCCAGAGGAGCGCCTGCTGCTGCGGTTCGTCAACGCTTCAAACAAAACACGGGTCAGGAGTTGTAAATGGCTACCGGATACGAAGACCTAATCCCTGTTTCTGGGTATGAAGACCTCATACCTAAAACGCCTGGTTTTATGACGCAGCTAGGCCGAGGCGCAGCGTCCTTGGCTGACGTTACGCTTGGCAGCGTAATCCCTGGCGCAGTGCAGTTTGGAGCTTATCCATTAGCCCGAATGGGCCGGTCGCCAGAAGAAGCACAGGCAGCGGCAAAGAGAATTGCCGCGCCTTTTGAACAGCCGTTTGGTAAGGCATTTGGTGTTACTGAAACGCCGCAGTACCAACAGGAAAGTAGCCGTCAACTGATGGACTTCATTGGGCAAAATTTTCAGAAGGGCGCTAAATTTATTTCTGAAAAAACAGGCTTGCCCCAGGCTGACATCGAAAATATGCTGGGCAGCGCCACTGTTGCAGCGCCTAAAGTTGTTCAAGCTGCGCGGCCCTATGTTGCGCCGGTCATGCAGCAAGCCGCCATTGGCGCAAGACTACCCTTTGCCGACCGACTCCAAGCAAGAGCAGAAGCGGCCTCACTAAAAGACTACGCCCGTGGCCCTCAGATTGATGCTGCAGCTAACGCGCAGCGGCTCAAGATCGCCATCAACCCAACTGAAATTGAGCCGTCTGCCTCTTCTAGGCTTTACTCGGCTATGGCCGGGCCGCGAGGTCCAGAAGCATTAGCTAACGCTAACCGAAATCAAGTCAGAAACGTGGCGCTTAATGAGATGGATTTGCCGCCCACAACGCAACTTGATGGCCCAGCGGCTTTTAATGTGGCGCGCGCCAATGTGTCTAAACCCTATGACCAGGTTAAAGAACTCCCAATACAGCAGGCCAATGACGCAATGATCCAGCGTCTGGAAGGTATGCGCGCGGACCTAGATGTTATTGGCGCTAAAGACTTTGCACCTGCCATCAACAAGATTGTCGATGATGCAATTGCAAAAACTCAAACCGGCTTGACTGGCGAATCGCTGCTAAAAAATATCCGTGTGTTGCGCGAACGCGCAAGAAAAACGTACAACAATAAATCCTCAAGCATTGAGTCGTTAGACATTGCAGACACCAACCTTAAAGTAGCGACTGAGCTGGAGTCGATGATTGAAAACAGCATCACGAATCCAAAACTTTTAGGTGAGTTTCGTGACGCACGTCAAAAGATGGCGCGCACGTATGCGTATGAGGGCGCTACTGATTTCAATACGGGCATGGTAGATGTTGGGAAGCTGGCGCGCATTACGGCCAAAGACAGCAACTTAACTGGCGACATCGCCGCGCTTGGAAAAATTGCCGGTAACTTCCCTGACGTTTTTACAACGCAAGCCGCATCAAAATTTTATGACCTGCCTCGACTCAGTAGGTCTGGTTTAGGGGGCGGCGCAGGCGCGCTACTTGGCTCAAACTTTGGCTTAACTGGGTCTATTGTTGGCGGTTTGTTGGGCGGCGCCGCAGGCGAACTCGGTGGGAAAATGGCCGCTAGTCGCATGACAAACCCAAGCTACCAAGCTGGGCTAAAACTAAACGATATGCGTATACCCGTCAACCAAAAAATTCTTTCGCCAGAGCAAGAGGAGCTTTTGAGGCTGGGAAGACTTAACCGATAACTTTT